ATGGTTTGACAGGGTGAGGATGGTCTCGGCCAGGCGCTGGCAGGCCAGCAGCATGAGCTGCTGGTCCATCATGCGCGCGCGGTCGCCCTCGTGGTCGATGAACCCCAGCTCGATGAGGCAGGCGGTGGGAAAGTTCAGCACGGCCAGCCGGCTGTGCTGGCTGGCGGTCTCCGTCTTGATGCCGCGATCCTTCGTGCCCAGCGCCAGCCGCACGGCGTCATTGCAGGCTTGCGCCAGCTTGGCGTTGGAGGCGTTACGGTAAAACGTCTCCGTCCCGCTCGCCTTGCCATTGGCCGCATTGCAATGCAGGCTGATCAAAGCCGCGCAGCCATACTGGTGCGCGATGGAGGCCCGCTCACCCACCGGTGCCACATCACTCGAATTGATGCGCGTGCGGATCACTTTAGCCCCCAGCATCTCCAGTTGGATTTTCAGCTCGTTCGCCCAGTCCATCACGATGCCCGCCTCGGTGATCTCCGTGTTGCCCACACGCACCGTCGCCCCCGGATCATACACACCGGCACGGCGATTGCTCATGCCGTGACCAGGATCAATGCACAAGGTGAGTTTCATTTGGGGCGGACGAGGTAGAAGACGGCAAAGACGAAGAGGACCAGCGCGGTGGGCACCAGCACGATCACGGCGGCCTGGCTGAGGGTGTGGAGCGCGGAGAGCATGGCGGTGGTGGGGGCATGGGTTACTTCTTCACGCTGCGGCTGCCCACGCAGCCCCACTTCCGGCGGCTGAGGTTGTTCGGGCTGTTGGCATCCTTGCGCCAGTCTCCCTTGATGGCATTGCTGCGGGCGCAGTAGGCATCCGCACGGGCGCTGCCAATGGGGCCGATGGTGCTGCCCTTCTGCCCGTATTTCACGGTCTTCTTGCGGCCGCTCTTGCCTGTGATCGTTTTGCTGAAGCGCTTTTCCATGGGAGGGTGAGTGAGGTCAGGGCTGCACGGCGCGGGGATTCTTGGCGGCGGTGCGGGCCCGCTCTTGCAGCAGGATGGGCCCGGCGCTCACCAGCGCGGCCTTCCCACCTGCCAGCCAGCCGGAGGCGGTGATGCCGAGGAAGGTCTTGTCACCACCTGCCGTGGTGGAGCACGAGGCCAGCGGCAGCACCGCCAGCAGCAGCGCCAGCGCCTTGAGCGCCTGCTCCCGGCGGAAGACATTGATCAGGCCGATGGCCGCCAGGCCAAAAGAGGTGATGGCCGCCGCCTGGTCAGGCTGGAGGCTGATGCCGAGCGCGGTCAGCAGGGCAAAGGTGCCGCGCCAGGTGGAGGGCTCGCCAAGGCGGGCCACGAGGTAGGTGAGGAGGGTTTTCATGGGTTCAAATTGGCATCGCCGATGTGGCGCATGAGCGCCTGCCAGAGCTTCGCGCGGTCGTCCTCGCACTTGGCGATCTGCTCCTGCATGAGATCGAGCCGGTCGGTGCGCTCGCGGTTCAGTTCGGTGAGCAGTTCCCGGTTGGATTTTTGCAGCCACCACACGGCCATGGCCATGAGCAGGGCCGGCAGTCCGGCGGAGGCGAGTTCGTTCCAGAGGTCAGGCGGGGGCATGGCGTCAGGGCATGGGGGGTGGTTTCATGGGTTGCAGGCCCAGCGTGGCCAGCAGGTTGTAGGGATACGCAGGTTGCGTCTCGAGGTCGTATTGATGCGCCTCGGCCCAGGGCAGCGCGGCGGCCAGGTCTTGCAGGGCCTGCCAGGTGGCGTCATCAAATGCGCCGCTGGCCCAGAAATGCGTGGCAGGCGCATCCCCGGTGGGGCTGCCCGCCGGCACAAACATCTGCTGCGCCTCGGCCTCGCTGAGGCTGAAGGGCGGCACGGTGGCCAGCGCGCGGGCACTGGCCAGATGCTCGGCCGTGATGATGAGGAGGGCGCGGATCATGGCGTGGCAGGGATGGCGGTGCCGTAGCGCGTGTTAAAGTAGGTCCACACCGTGGTGCGGTCCGTGCTGGAGAGCACGCTGTTGTAAAACAGCAGCTCGGCGATCTCGTAATTCACAAACAAGCCATCCCCCCGGCGGAACAGGCGCATCGGCGCCGCAGCCTTGCTGTAGTTTGCACTGGTGCTGCCATTGGTGTTGTTGCTGGCGCGCAGCGTGCCCGTGGTGCTGTTCCCCGTGATGCAGTAGGCAAAGTTGTTTCCCACGCTCATCGTGGCTTGGTTGATGCCGCCGGCATTCGCGTTGATGTTGCACACGCTGCTGCCATTATATTGCAGCAGGATGTAAGTGCCATCAGGGTTGTAATCATCGATGCCGACGACGTTCTTGGCCCCGGTGTCGGACACCAGCTTGCCGACCATGAAGAAGCTCCAGGCTGAGCAGGATACCAGGCTGCTCAGCAGCATGTCATCGTCCACGCCATCGGCCTGCACGGCGGGCCGGCTGTTGATGCGGTTTGTCTTGAACGTGGGCCGCGCCGTGCCGCTGCTGGTGAAGTGGTTGCCATTCCCGCTGCGATCGGTGAACTGCCCCACCGGATCTCCATCCGCGAAACTTTCCTGATTCGCATCCAACCAGATCAGCGGACCCGAGACCGGCGGCTGCGGCGCTGGAGCGCCGGTCACACGATACACAGGCAGGGCTTGGCTGAGGGCGAGAAACATGCGCAGGAATCAGATGCGGCGTTTGTAGGCGCGGACCTTGCCGCTGCTCATGGTAAAGGCGGTGATGCCCTTGCCATTGTAGAGAATCGTGCCGGCCGGAATGCTGAAACCGGTCATGGCATCGCCATCCCCGGCATTCTCCGTGAAGGTGGTGAAGGTGGCAGCTTCCAGCACCTGGATGGCGAAGAAATCACCTGTGACGGCGGTGGTGCCGGTCTCCGTGGTAATGCCATTCATGGCGGCGACGTTGCCTGCGAGGTCGGTGGGTCCAGTCATAAGAGGAGGTTAGTAGGTGTTGAGTGAAGTGTTTTCGTAGCGCAGCGCCACTTGTTCGAGTTGGCGCTCCATGAGCTGGATGAGGCCGACTCGGCTTTGATCTTGCCCGGCCCCACCGCGCAGGCTGGCAGCCACAGCGGTGCGAATCGGAATGTTCAGAAAAGCGGGCACCTTCAGCACTGCCCATTTGTCAGCGGCTAGATCAGTGGCAAACGTGCCGCTGGTGTGCGCCGTGAGGCAATAGTAGCCGTCATTGCCTTGCAGCCGCACATCGCCTACGGCATAGCTTGTGCTCGTCACCCAAGCCGTGTTGTCAAACACGGGCGGCGCGTCAATGTGCTCCACATACGCGGTGGCAGGCAGGTCATCCCCGCGCACGACGATTCCGGCAGCGGTGATCTGATACTCCAGTGGTCTCGGTTGATCGCTAGTATGCGGATGGTTCCGTGTCACGCGCAGCACCCGTGTGGTGCCAAAATAACCCGTGCCAATGGCATCTAAGTTGATGACTTGATTGGTGATCGTTTCGCTGCTCACGCGGGTTAGCTCGGGCCAACCGTGGGCCAGCCAGGGATAGGCTAAATCAAGTGCCAGATTGATCCCCGCTGTCACCTGCGCCAAGCGCACAACATCGGTCACGGTCCCTTCCGCGATGTCCACCATGATCCCATCCCGCAGCGTTTTGAAGGCGATGGTCCTCATGCGGCCACCCCCAGTCCATACTTACTGCCAAGCACGATGCCCTGGCGTTCGCTCTGCATCTCTGGCGTCCAGCCGCTGCGCGGTTTCGCGCTGCGATACCGAACTGCAAACTGCGGATTGTCTCGCAGAAAATCGCTCACAAACTCTTGATGCCGCCAGAGGTTGCTCTCCCCCATCGCCCGGCCTTTATGCAGCCAGTAGAAATACGAGGCCGCAGGCACATCCGCCATCACACGCCCCATGCCATCCACCGCCGCGCTTTCCAGCCGCGTGCAGGCCTCAGCCATCCGGTTCTGCTGCATCTGCACCATGACCTTCTCCCGCTCCCAGCCTAGCCGAAATTCGTCTTCCACCGCTTGCACGAGCTCATGCCCGCCGACAGCGGCAATCGAATCCAAAAACGTCTCTGTGTGGGCCTCAGTCATCGTGATGATAAAAAATGAAAAATCCCGCCTCACCCTCGAACGGCCCCGGCGAACCTAAAGAACCGAGACCGCCCGAGGTGTGTGTGCCGCCCATGACAAGCCGGGCGGAAGCGGGGTATGTGACGCGCAGGACCAGCCTTAGCTGAGGTCCGTCACGTCAATGATGCGGATGAAGACATCGCACACGCCGCCAGTGATGTCGGCAGGTGCGCCCGTCGCAGATTGCGTGGTGAAGCGCGCCTGGAGCGTGGCCGCACTGGTGCCGTTGCAGGCATTAGCTGGCGTTCCGCTCGAATTGATAAGCCCGGCCGTCTTGGCCGTGGTGGCGGCAATGAGCAGCGCAGTATTGGCGCTTGTGCCGAGACTCACGGTAAGGGTGCCGGTATTGGCAAAGACGGTGCTAATGTCGATGGCTGCACGATCCACAATGTAGCGGGCCGGGGTGCTGCCGAGCGTCACCGTCACGGTGTCGCCCTGGCCAGTCCAGGAGGCGTTGTTGAGGATGTCATGCGGGATGCGGAAGTAATGGGTGTATCCCGTGTGGGCCATCTGCTCCGCAGAGAGTTGCTCGATTTTGATGTTGCGCGTGGCACTAGAGGCCGTGGCGAGGGTAACTGCTTGGTCAGCCATAAGGAAGTCCTTTCAAAAAGTAGGGTAAAAGTGAAGTGAAAAAGCCGGGGTAGAACATCGGATGTCTTACCCCGGCGGGTGAGGGGTTTACGAGGTGGCGTGGAACTTGGCCAGGCCGCGCGGGTTTTTGACGCACAAGCCAACGATGGCGCTGAGCACACCGCGAGGGCCACCGCCAAGGTCCGGTAGTGGGTCATACTTCACAGGCTGCTGGTAGCGAAGCTCCAGCATGTCCATGTCCAGAGCGTAGCCGCGCTGGGTGCTGTTGGTGCCAGTGCTGTAATTCCAGCCGAGGAAACTGGAAAGCATCAGCTCATAGGTGCCGAAGTCGCCGCTAAAGATCTGGATATTGTCCATCCATTTGCCTTCGTCGCCGCGCTGGGTGCGCTTGATGGCAGTGTTGCTGGCCACATCCGGCTGATAGCCTACCATGTTCGTGAACTGTTTCTTCAGCGCCGTGCCGCAGATGAGCATGTAGGTGGTTTCTTTTCCCACTTGCCCATATTGCGATTCCATGACGCCATTGACGAGCGCCGTCGTGAGGCTAGCCATGGCCGTGTTGTTGAGGCTGGCGGAGGGCGTGCGGAAAAGCGTGTCCACCGGCAGCACCGCCTGCGCGGAGCTGGCGATCCACGAGCCAAGGCCGTGGGTGCGATAGCCCACCGTGCCGTCATCGGCGCGTGCCACGTTGTCGCTGCTGAAAGCGGCTTCCATGTCACGCTTCAGCTCGATCTGCTTTTTGACGATGGCCTTAGCCATCTCTTTCTTCAGACCAATGCCTGCTACGTCGGAGAGTTCACTACGCTTGCTAACCTTGGGGGTGCGGCGAAACTCCTCGGTGTAGTTGCTTAGCAGGCGACGGTTTTCGGCGGCGTCTTCGGTGGTGGAGACATCGCTACCATCCGGCACACCGCCCGCTTGCGGGGCAGCATAGGCATCCGCCTGCCAACTAAAGAGACTGTTGGCAGGGTCAGAGCCCTTTTTGATGGAGGTGATAAGGGGGGTGGATTTAGCATCCACGACGGCGATCACATCGGAGAGCGATTCGCGCTTGCCGACTTGATTGCGTTCAAAGGTTTGAGGCATAAGGGTGTCCTTTCAAAAGTTTGGGATTGAGTTTACATGCCAGGGTGGTCTTCCAGCATCGCCAATGCGGCATCCACCGCAGCGTTGCTGTCTCCCCGGTTCAGCCGATCCAAATAGCTTTCTCCTCCAGAGCTGCGTGTAGCACTGCGCCGGGGTGCGGGCGGTGCGGTCGAGACAGTAGGACGTGCGCTAGCAGCAGGCTTAGCCTTCTCAGCAGCAGCAGCGGGCTTGGCTCCGCGCTTGGTCAGGAAGTATTCGCCTGTCTCCACCAGCTTACCGATGGCCAGCCTACCCAGCAGCAGTGCCTTGTTTGGCAGCGCATTCAGGGCAGGGGTCTCCTTCACCAGATCGAGCACAATGCCGTTGTGGCGGGCCTTGGCATCGAAGACAAAAGGGTATTTCACCTTAGCCCGTGCCTCAGTTTCCGCGCTGATCTTCAGCGCGTTTCGTGCTTTGTCTGCCAGCTTCACATTGGCTCGTGCTCCACGCAGGTAGTCACGCAGTTGCTGCCTCGTGAAATCACGCTCCTGGCCGTCGTGCGTAGCGAGGGTGTAAACCTCCTGCACTTCATCCAGTAAGGACTCCACATAATCGGCAAACTGCTGCTGCTGATCTTCAAGCTTTGCCACCTCATCGGCAGATTTCGCCTCCGCATAAATGCCGAGATCCGGCATCACCGTGGGCGTCGTCTCCAGCGTGGAAAGCTTGCGTTGCAGCTCCGCCTTTTCATCGGCTAGCGCTTTAAGCTGGGCCTCAAGCTCACGCTTCTTCTCGCGTTGCTTGAAGTTTTCCTTCTTCAACGCAGCCACTTCGGGAGCATCATCTTCGGAAGGAGTGTCATCGTCGTCTGTCTCGGCCGCGCCGTCCGCCTCACCTGCGCCTGCGGCTTCATCGTCATCGCCCAAAACAGGGGCGTCGTCGTTGAAAGCCTCATCAGCTTGTGTCGAGGTAGCTTCGGGTTTGGCTTGGGTGCCTTCATCGGGCGCGGACTTCGCGGTTTGCTTTTCCGTGTCAGGCTCGTCCATGTCGATGCCTGCCAGTTCAGCAGCCAGTTGTTCCGCCGCTTGCATGTCGGCGCGTGTTGATTCAACGAGCTCAACACTTGGCTCGGCACGCCGTCCCGACGGCGCACGCCCTGCCGCATCAGCGGCTTGGCTGGATGTAACGGGAGCCGCAGAAGCGGCGGATGGTGCGGATTTCTTCGCCATAACAATGGCCACGCCCTGCGCAGCCACCACCACCAACTCACACCCTTTCAGCTTCAGCAATCATCCGCACTCTGAGTGTGCGCATCGGTGCCAATCCGTGCGTGTTTGTGCGCGTTTGTGTCCATTGGTGCGCATCAGCACGCCATCACTCACGCCGCTCACTCACCAGCATATCCTTCACATCCTCGCGCAGTTTGCGCAGCGCACGCGCCGCACCGCAAGCCTCATCCCGCTCAGTGCCCCTCCTATCTTCGGCATCCTGGTGCGCTAGGCCGATGTGATACTCGATCCACGAGATCACCGCCCGCGCCTCTGGCATACCGGCCTTGCCCGCCAGCACCTTCCGGCACTCCTCCTCCGTCAGGCTACCACCCTCCACAATCGTTTCAATGATCATGACATACCTCCTTCATTCGCGCTCATCTGCTGCTGCATCTGCTCCGTCGCCGTCGGTGTCGTCACCGTCGGCTCCCAGCCAGTCGCACCGATGCGGGCATTATCCTGCTGGGTGAGATCAAACTCCCATTTGGCCAGGCGCGCATTGATCGCCTCGGCAAAGGCCGGATCAGCCTGGTATTGCATGGCGGCTTTTTGATTGCGTTGCAGCTCCGCTTGCAAAGCCTCAAGCCGCACGCGCGCATTCGCACCCTCCGGCGGCACCGTCTCGATGCCGAGCATGAGTTTACCCAGCGCCGTGCGCTCCTCCTCCACCTCCTGCTGGCTCTTGGCCTGCACATCAAGCATGGCGATGTCCGCTAGGTTCGGATCAATCGCGCTGAGCTTCCAGCGCGTCAGCGCCACATCATTGAGCACACCGCTGCGGTCGGTCTGGAACGCCTGATTGATCGCCTCCCAGCGTTTGCTCACATACTCTGTATCCAAGCTCCTCACATCAAAGGTAAGGTGCAGATCGTATTGACCGGCGATTTCCTCTCGCGTGACGCGGTAGGGCATGGGGCCGCTGCCGATGACACGGCTGACTTGGATCGGGCTCATATATTGCTGATCCAAACTTAGCACACGCAGCAACACCTCACGGCAAGAGGTGAGAAAACAGTTCACCATCCATTGGCGTTGCAGTTGCACTTTGCCGGGCGGCAGCTCACGATGCTCCAAGCCGATGAGGTTGGCCGCATCGCGGCGCAAATTGGACTCCATCACCAAGCTGGCTTGATCCAACGCAGGCACGCGCAAGAACTCGGTGTCATCTCCACTGCTTGCAGGGATCTTGGTGCCAGGTTTCAAATCCCAGCGCCCTTGATTGCCGGCCACGCGGCGCGGATTCACGCGGGCCGGTGGCAGGGTAGCCAGCGCCGTGCGGTCCAGATTGCTGTCTTGCAGATTTTTGATTTGCTGCTGCGTGCTGGCCAGCAACTCGGGCTCACCGCGTGTCTGCCAGATGGCCCGGGTCTTCCACTCGCGTCGAAAATCGACAAAGCAGCCGCCCTCGTGCCAGTAATCCACCAGCCGGTCCAGTCCGATGAGCGTGTGCCCGGCATCATCTCTGAGGTCAGGTCGCAACACGATTTCTTGCAGACCGGGAATGCCGTCTTCGTCCACCGCTTTGACGTAAAGGTGAAAGCACTCGTAGGCCTCGCCCTCGCGCTCCAGCCTGCGGTTCAGGCTCTCATGGGTGCGGCCATTGGGAATGCGGTTCACCAGGTTGCTCAAGTTGCGCTCCAGTTGCCCGCTTTCCAGCACGGGGCTGGGCTGCGCCGCGATCATGGCATCGATGAATTCTTGACTCCAGCCTTCGTTCACCTTGGCTCGCAAATCGGGCTCACTAAGTCTTACCACCATAGCCACCCACGGCGAATCCGTCACGTCGTCAATCCAACGCGGGTAAACCACATCCACTCCAGGCGTGAGAGCCCGCACGGTTGGACGGCCCGGCTTGACCACGGGCAAGCGAAACTCTGCCACGCCCTCGGCGCGGATGTCCTTCACGATTTGTTTCGCACGCCGCTCACTCAGCGTCGGGTATTGACGCCGCAGCAGCGCCTCGATCTCAATGCTTCGCCCTTCGGCATCGAGTGCATCCAGCACCGTCGCCAAGCTGCTCTCCTGGATGAGCACGGCCTGCTGCTCATCCGCAGGCTGCCCCGTGATGGCTTGCAGCGCCATCAGGCCTTCCTCGGCCAGCATGGAGGCCAGTTGTTCTTCGGTCAAGCTCTCGCGTCCCGTGGTCCATTCCTGTTTCCAGCCAACGTGCATGACCGCGTGACCAAAAATCCGTGTCCATTGTGCCGCAAAGTTCAGCTCACGCCACAGCTCCGCACGCAGTCGTTGCTTCACCTCATAGTTCAACAGCGTCTGCACACGACCGGCCGCATCCACATCGTTGGCTTCCATCGCCATGACTCGCAAATCACTGCTGAAGAAGCTGCTCACTTGCAGGCAGGCCACTTCATCTACCGCCGCGTCAATAAGACGCGCCCTCGAATCCGCCGCGCCATCCCACGGAAAAATGCGCTCGTTGTAGTTCTTCTCCCACTTGCGTCCATCGTCGCTCTGCCCGCTCCACATGGCCAGCATGGCCTCCTCGTTGTTGCGAGCCTGGGCAAGCCATGAGCCGATGTCGGTCAGCTCTTGATTGAGCTCATCAATTACTCGATTAACCGGCAGGCTGGGGGTGAGTGTGGCATTGTCAGGCTGCACCGTGTCGCGGGCCAGCTCGTGGAGGGTAGGATCTTCATTCATAGCGGGTCATTGGGTAGCCCGCCGGTGCCATGGAACGGCACACACACACCGCAGTTATGCGACATCCAGCAGGCTTTGTCAATCCATCAACCTTCAAGCAACTCCAGCAGCCGCACTCGCACATAGAGTGGCCGCACGCGGCCCGTGTAGTATTTCCGCACCCCATCCGCTTGCAGCAGTTTATTCAGCAGCCGACGCGGCACACCGATCTCCTCGGCGATCTCATCGACCTGTTTGCGCGTGAGCAGTTTTTGCGGGTTGCGCTGCAAAGCGCTGCGCTTCAGCGGCGGCATCGGAATAGTGGGTATCTGGCTCATGGTGTTGTTGGGTTTGAATTTTCAATACGCCCATTTAGCGTCTCCAAGGATTTCGTCGGAATCGTGCCACCACTCGTCCCAGCGCTCATTGCTGGCGGCCTCCCACTGCGGGATGCGTGCGGCGGCACCTTCGGGCGTGAGGCTCACGGGCAGCCACTTGAGCCGGTTGTTCGGGTAAATGGCGATCTGCCCGTTGCTGAGGCGCACCACATTCCCCTCTTTGTGCTCATCGAGCAGGTCCGCATCGGCGGTGTCGATGGCACCCAGGTGCTGGTTCTCGGGAATGTAGTCGATGGTCCACAGGTAGTGCCCGCCGATCGTGCGGCCCTTGCCCAGGTTCACCAGCACCGGCACATCGGTGAGCTGGTCTTTCCGCCACAGCTCGATGCTGCCGCTGAGGCATTCCCACATCTGCACCTGGTGCAGATCCAGCGGCGTGTGCCCCTCCTCCGGCTCATACCAATACAGGCAATGCGGCGGCACCTTGTCAAAGCAAGCCGCATACCTCGGCACCCACACCTGCCAGCACAGCGGCCGGTGCCTCAGCGCCCGCACACTCACCAGCCACGCCGGCTCAAATTCACTCGCGTCCTCGCCAAACGCATCGCCGCGCACATACACTTTGGTCTTCGGGGTGTTGATGTTTCTCATGGTGTCTCGGTGATTGTGTTCATGGGTTGAGTCAAAGGCATGAAGCCTTCCAAAAACTTGCCGCCTCCTCCCAAGCAAGGCGCAATTCCAAGCGCTGCTCATCGGTGGGATTGTCTGCGGACATCCTCGCCGTGATGGCAAGATGCAGCCTGCGCATGAGCTTCAGCATGTCGCCGTTGAGAGCGCGGGCCTCGTCGCGCTCGCGTTCGCGTTGTCGCGCAAACTCAGCATCAACTACATCGACATCCTCGTTCAGGTGCTGATACCCAAACGCTACAACCCAAGCAACAGCGTCAGTCTCCGGTGTAGGTCGTGGTGTGGTGGGTGTCATGGGGTGGTGGGTTGAATTTCCGGCGGACTCGGGTGTGATGGCGTTGTCAGTCCATGCCCGTGCCTCCTGCTCATGACGTAGAATTTCAGCGAAGGGGATTCGCACATGCTGCCGCGAGAAGCGCAGCACCTTCAATTCACCACGCTTTATTTTTCGTCTTACCGTTAATTCGTGGCACTGCCAGCGGGCGGCAGCGCGTTGGATCGTCCAGAGTTGTTGCTTAGGCGTGGGTCGTGGTGTGCTCATGCTGGTTATTTGTGGTTCATTCATGGTTGCGGGGGGGGGTGATTGTTGGCCGCACGTTTTGCAGCGCGGCGTTGCCGTTTGGCCTCCGCAGCAGCGATGGCGTCCAGATCGGCTTGTGTTTTTTCCCGATTGGGGTCATGGCGCACGCGATATGCACTATGGCTTCCTTTACCGAAAGCTATTGCCAATGACATCGGAGACGGAGGCAGTAACATAGCTGCAAGTTTGAATTGGTCGAGTTGGGTGAGTTTCATTATTCGGGAAAGGTTAAAGGCGCGATGAAAGGTTTGAGTTTGGCGAGGGCGGAAAGGACTTGCTTGCCCTCAACAGTCTCAAGCCAGATGTCTTCTGGCAAATCTACAAGCGCAGGCGTAAATTTACGGTAGTAGCCAAGAATATGCCCCGCCTCCCTGATGGCTTCGCGCATGGCTTTGAGTTGGTCACGGGTCTTGCCAAGCTCGCGTTGCATGTCCTCTAGCTTGTCATGCCACGCATCGGCAACGCGGTCGAGATTTTCGAGGTGCGATTGCGAGTCAATGAATCCGTCCGGGTGGTTGCGCTCAATCCAACGATAGACGGTCGAGGCTTTGGCAAAAGCCTCGTCGCGCTCGCGTTCTAACAGATCAATCAGAGTCCCTAAACAATGCGTCTCACCATTTTTGGTGACTTTTACGTTCTGCCACTCACGTGCCTCGTCGCGCTTGCGTTCGAGTTTGCGAGTGAGGTCGGACAAACCAAATTGCGGGTGGTGCGCCCCGTTGATGCTTTCAGCGTCCGTCTCCGGTGTGGGTCTGGTGGTGTTTATGTTCGTTTTCATGGTGTTGATCGTGTTCGTGTTCATGGTGTTGATCGTGTTCGTGGTTTCCTCATGTCAGTAACTGCCCCCCCCAAAGTCCCAGTTCCGCATGTCCACATGCCGGGGACCGGCGAGGCAGAAATAACGCCACACCGCGTTTGCATCGCTGCATGCCTCGTCCTTCTTCTTCGTCGTCTCGGCGTAGTCAGGCACGGTGTAGTTCGCAAACATGAAGCGCGTGTTCGTGCATTCGCGGTTCACGCGCACCTTCGGTTGCTCAAGGATGGTCGTAGCTAGCGCATCTCGTATCAGCGCATTCCCCTCCGCCACGCGCACGCCTTCCGGCAGCAGGATCGTGATGCCAAGATCATAAAACTCCTGTTGAATCGTCGCGCCACCATTGCCGCGCCACTGCGCCCAGCGCGGATCTCCATAAGTCTCATACGGCTGCGCTTCTTCCATCGTGCTACCATCGGCGAGCGGATGTTGCTCGATGCTGCCGCGCCAGGGCTCTCCCGTTTCCGCCAGCTTCTCCAGCAACCGCGCACGCATCCGATGAATCATCTCGGCATACTGCCCGAAGCTCCACTTCAAACGCAGTCGCTGCGCTGGACCTTCATCGCCATTTGCCCGGTCCTTCTCACTCAGCACTGCCCACGGTCCCGGCAGCACGTCGTCAATCGGCACACTCTCACATGGCCACTCCATGGCCTGCCACCAGCGGCCCATGGCATCCACAATCCACCAGCCAATGAAGAAAGGCTTGGCCTCGGCTCCGTCGATCACCTCATACAGCGTGCCTTCTCGCGGCAGATCGGCCCAATCGCACAGGTGCGCCTCCGGCTGCCACACGGCTTCAAACTCACTGCGGCTCGCCGCCTCGGCATCGCCATACAACTTGATGCGGATCACCTTCTCCGGGCTGGCAGCGTAGTCCTTGGAGAGCTGCGGATACACATGCACATACTTGTTGGCCGCCGTGTGCAGGTAGGCCACCAGCCGCGTCTCCTCCGCCGGATAGGCGATGAGTGGCACCCGTGGATCTTTGACACCGGGCTTGCCGTCCAGCTCGGGGGCGATGATCTTCCACTTGTCCGGCTTGACCGCGCCTTGCATGAAATAGCGCACCGTCGGCGTCCAGCCCTCCTCGGGCGTGTAGGTGATGAGATGCACGCCGTGCATCAACGCCGCCAGCAGGGAGCCATGCGGCCGCCGTGCTCCGGGCCTGCGCTCGATCAGGGCACGCAGCTTGTCATGCAGCGCCAGCATCTTCTTCCGGTGCTCCTCAGTATCCGTCTCAATCGCGCGTGACGCCAAGCGATCCTTCAGCGCCTTCACATGATCGACCGGGATACCCTCATCGCTCCACACACTCGTCAACGCGTAGCCGCGAAAGCTTTCCAGCTCCTGCGTGAAGAACCGGAACTGGATCATGCCGCCGCCCTGGTAGCGCTCGCCACCGGCATCCTCGACATACAGAAAGCGCTGGAGTTGGTTGTCGGTAAACTTGCCGCCGCTGAACTTGGCCTTCTCATGCTTCGTCTGCTTGATCTTCCCCGCCGCGCCGCCCAGCACCTCCGGCGGCAGAAAGCTCTCGATCGGCTTCTGCTGAAGATTCTGCGAGTCCTCTTCACGCCGGGCCATGCAGAAGATCGTGGCTTTCCGCGCATACTTCCAAGCCTGCACGGTCAGCATCGCCGCCACATGCGTCTTGCCGGCACGGATGCCGCCGCTCACCAGCAGCTCCAGCACGCGCCCAGGATGCGCCAGCCTCTTCTCGCACAGCTCGAGCAGGAACACCCACCACTCCCACGGCACCCAGCCGCAATCCAGCGGCCGCTCCCGCATCTCCGCGATCGCCTGGTGTCGCGCGTCCACCGCCAGCGCCGCGCCCTCCTCGCCCAGCGCCCCCAGCTCCTCGATCGTAACCCGCTCAATCACCGGATGCGCCTCTTGCATGGCATGCAGTTGCTCAATCACGTTCATGCGTTCTCCTCCTTCGTCATTCGGATTTCTTCATTCCCACCTCCGGCGGGCATTACTTCCGCCTCGACCACCAAATCGCTGCGTTCGGCGAGTTTCGCGCGGGCCTGCTCACGCAGTTGGTTCAGCTTCTCCACCGCGCTCACCTCCCGCACCTCGCGGATCTCCGTCGGCATGCCATGCAGGCTGCGCTCGATGTCATGCGCCATCTTCGTGCTCATCGCCACCGCCATGAGGTCCGACTTCTTCGCATCGGGCAGCACTTCCACCAGCTTCGCCGTGCCCTGCATCACCGCGATCTGCGCGCTCACCGCATTGATCTGCGCCAGCTCCTCCGTGCTGAACTCGGTGCGGATCAGCGCCGTGATCGTCTGGCGGCTCTTGTCCACGCCCAGTTCCTTGAGCTGCCGTTGCAGCTCGGAGATGTTGGCAATGCCATGCTCCCGCACCATCTCCACGCACAGCGCGTAGCTGGCCGGATCGGTGCTGCGCCAGTTCTTGGCACTGTGCTTCCGCCACTCCTCGACAGGCGAGGGTGGCAGATCCAAAGGCAGCGGCGGGGTGAGGTCCATGCAGGGGTGGCTTCAAAACGGGATGTCATCGTCCTCGAAGCCCTCGGTCATCACCTGGGCGGATTCACGGCTCTCGGCGCTAGCTGGCCGGGCGCTGCGCTGGCCGCCGGGCTCATACTCGCGCGCATTGCCGAGGAACGGCATCTGCGGCGGATTCGGCCCTTCCCGCTCGGCCTTGCTCACGCTCTCCTTGCACCAGTGCGTGTTGCCATACTCGTCCTTGCCGTCCTTGTTCGGCACAAAGTCCAGCGCCAGCCCCAGCCGCTCCGGGTTCCGCTCATTGACGCGGATGCGCGACTTAGACAACACAATCACGAGGCAGTCCTCCGCCTCGCCGGTCTTGGATTTCAGCTTCATGCGAAACGCTCCTTGGAGCTTCGCGGGGTCAATGTAGGCATTCAGTTTATTGGGCATCTAGGTGTGGTGGTGGGTGTTATTGGTTCTCCAATTCTTGTCTAAGCCATGTGGCAAAGGCGCTTTCGTTAGGCGTCAGTTCAGTCGAAACGTAGAGCTTCGTCACAGATCTGCCCTCGTAGGCTGCCCGGAGAATGTTCAGCGTGGCGTAAAACCCTTCGGTTTGCATCGCACCGCCTCCAGATTGCGGTTTGAAAATATCCGTGCGCAATCTAAGGGCCGGTGAGCCTTTCTCCAAGGCTGCGCCTGTATGCACTTGCTTGGCAAAATCGGCAGCAAAGGCGGTATTTACCTTGGCATAGACGAGCCAGGCCGCAATGCGCGCAGCCGACCATTTGCGGTGATCCACGGACAGCAGCGGTTGAAACAACTCGATTTCTTCTCGCAGCAAACTAATGACCAACGCCATCTGATGCGCGCTTGGCTTGAAGGCGCAGTTTTGAAGGGAGTTATACGCGAAAAGGACCAGCAGGCGCGCGGTGGCAGCCACCCAGTTTGACACCTTCTGATCCAACATCAGACCAAGCACATCGGAGGAAGTGCGTTTCGCATGCGAGTCAATCACCGCAAGCGCTTCACGGTCCACGCCCAAAGTGAGATTGATCCGAAGCGTTGGATAACCGGCCTTCTTGATGGCCGTGATGCGGTGTCCACCATCAATGGTCTCCCCTTGAGTGTCCACGCTTAAGCCCTGGCCCGTGCAATACCAACGTCCCGATTGCATGAGATCAACCAGATGCCCGAGCTGTCTGTCTTTGATGGTCCGGTTCCGCGTGTTGTGCTCGACGAGATAATCGATCAGCTCAGGCCATGTGAGCAACTGCACCGTGATCGGATGCGGCTGCACCATCAGGCTCAAATCTTTCCGCAGCGCATCGGCAAAACGGGCATGCGCTTCTTTCAAGGATATTGTTGATAACGAGGATGTCATGTGGGTGTGGGTGGTGGGTGTGCGTTGTAGGTGAAATCAGTCATCGAATCCTTCCTTCCAGTCCTCGGAGCCGCCGCGCTTGCGGCCGATCTCGCGGGCGGTCTTGGGAGCTTTGTCTTTCTTGGGTGTGGCGTAGCTGCCAAACTGCCAGTCGCGCCAGTCGGTGCTGTTCAGCTTGGGCATGCGGCTGCTATACCAGGTGCGCCAGTCCTCGAAGCGCACATGCAGCTCGGGCGTGGGGCCGCGGCGATTCTTGCGCACGAAGACTTTGGCGTCCTGCTCGTAGTCCTCACGCGCCCAGCCGCCGTCTTCCTCGCCGTATTTCTCGCCGCCGCTCCAGCACTGCGGGTTGCGCTCGCGCCGAGGCTGCACGGCATCGGTCCAGCCGCGCTTCTTTTCCTCGCTGAGCGTGTGCCAGCCGACGAAATACGGATCTCGATGCAGCATCCAAACGTGGTCCGCATACCACTCGATGGCGGCGCTGCCGCTCAGATCGGCCAGCACGGGCGGCTTGCCTGCGTTGCGGTCCGTCTCGCGGTTGAGCTGCACCATGAGGAGCACCACCACCTTGTAATGCTTCTTCACGAATTGCAGTGTCTCCATGACCTCGACGAGCGCCTCACGCTCATCCTTCATGCCGCGCTTGGACACAGCCTTGATGAGGTGCAAGTGATCCACCACAATCCAGCGGATGCCGTGCTTGCGCTTGGCCACCTGCACCTGGCTACGAATGTCCGCCGTGCTAATAGCGCCACCATCCGAGATAAGCAGCGGCGCACGCTGCACCTCGCGCGCTTTTAGGCTCAAGGCTTCTTGATCCGACCGACTGAACATGCCGGTGATAGCTTTGCTCGTGTCGATGCCTGCGCCGCCGAGAATGACGCGATCATACAGCTGCACAGCACTCATCTCCGCGCTAAACACCAACCCAGGCGCATGACGCTGCACCGCCAGATTGTGGATGAGCGTGGTGGCCATGGCCGTCTTCCCCTGCCCTGGGCGGCCTGCGATGACGACGATCTCGCCCTGCGAATCATCAAGCCCATGCACGGTCTGGTCCAGCTCCAGCAGGCCGGTCTCGAGGCCCATGATCTTGCCGCGATTCGCAATGGTCGCCTCTAGGCGGTCCACCCAATCCGTGACTCCTTGTGAAGCAGGCACCGGCCCGGTCGAATACTCGCCGCTGGCCTGCATGGCCTGCACGCAGTCAAACACGCGGCTCTCAGCACGGCCGATGACGGCCACGGCATCGGCATCCTGTTCGTCCTTGCCATGATCAAAGCACTCCTCAATGCTTTCCGCGCAGGCATGGATGGTGCAGCGCAACATCCACTTCTCACGCACGACTTGCAGGTAGTGCGGGTAATGCGCTGGCACAGGAGCATGACAGCCGAGTTCAGCAATCTCCGCCGCACCGCCGACGAAATCGAGCCGCTCCCGCTCCCGCAGCGCATGCGTGAGAGCGATGACCTCCACGGGCTTGTTGGCATCCAGCAGGGTCAGCATGGTCTCGTAAACGACTTGATGCCCGGGATGGTAAAACGCCTCCGGCTTGAGCCGGCCGCGCACCTCGGTGAGGCGCTCCGGGTCTTGCAGGAGGCAGGACAGCAAGCCCTTCTCCGCATCGCGCGCCTCCGGCATCGCACGATTGATCCGCGCCAGCCGCGCCTCGGGACTGTCTGGCCGGTGCTCGATGGTCAGGGCATCGCTCATGCGGCCTCCTTTCCATGCTCACGCAGCCAGGCGCGCACTTGCGATTTGTCGCTGGCAGTCATCTGCGGCCAAGCGGGGCAGATCTGCTGCCACTCCTCGCCGAACAAAGCGGCCATAGCTTGCTCATAACCCACCGGCGGATGCTCAATCGTCAGCAACGCGCCCCCTTCTTTTTTTGCTCCCAAACCCGACCATGCAGGCTGCGGCATGCCGCGCAGATCCCCACCACGATCCTGCTCTTTGGCCAGCCAGTTGGTGACGAACTTGCGCCAGTTGCTCTTGCGCGCCTTCGCAGGATTGGCCTTCAGCCATTGCTCCATCGCCAGCATCTGCCGTCGGATGTCGCAGGCGGGATAGGCCTGCGAGAACTCATCCCACAGGTCGCCAGTGAACCCGGTCCACCCGCCCTCCAGCGTCCATGCCAGAGCATCTTGGTCCGCGCCCCCCTTCTTTTTTTTCTGGCCAGAATCTGTCGGAACAGCCGCAGGCAAACCTTGGGCTGAGTCGTCGGAGGGTCCAGCACCGTCAGGTGCGGACAAGAAGGTGGTTGCTGGTTGTTGGTTGTTGGTTGTTGGAACGCGCGCGCGTAGCATACCGTTCGCATTGCCATCGCAATGCGTTCGCATTGCGTTCGCATTGCGTTCGCTTTCCGTTGGCATTGCGTTCGCATGGCGATCCTTCTGCCATCGCATGGCAGCTGAGGCAGAGGCTTTCTCCGCTTTGGAACGGAACTCGGCGATCTCACGCAACACGCGGCGCTGGGTGTAGCCCTCCTCACCGAGCTCAAAGAACTCATCACGCACGGTGATCACAGCCTCGCGCTCGGCCTTGTCAAAGGCGGAGCACAGGCGGAAAAGAGTGCGCTCATCCTCGGGCAGTGGGCGCTCGCTGGCGTAGGCCCAATCAAGCATGAGGGTGAGTGCCCCGTGCTCCAGCATGGTTAAATGCTTCGTGTCTTTGGCGTAGTCGCCAATGTGTCTCCAGTATTTATGCACGGGCAGACTCCTCCTCGGTGAAATGTTTCTCCAGCCAGGAGCGGCTCATCACGCCGTGGCCGTCGGTGGTAAGGTTTAGAAAATCGACCGTGCCACGCGTGACATAAGTCAGCTTCAAACGTGTGGAGTCATGGCGGTGACGCCACACAGATCCCACGACCACAGGTCGCATCGAACGAGCAGAAGATTGACTCATAGGCCGGACTCCTCCTTCAATTCGCGCGCCTCATTCAGCGCATCGTGGATGCTTTGCGCCGCTAGTACGACCGCGCTTTTTTTTGTCGCCCGCAAAAGGGGCTCATACGCTTTGCCAGCATCACCCCAAAAGGCAATGCGACCAGCTTGATCAATCTCACAGGTGGCCACTGGCCATGGCTCAAGCACGCCGGTGTCAGGGTTGGGACGGTATCGCAGCACTTGCACAGCCGCGACGAGAGGGATGGGTTTGGATTCAAGTGACATGTGGAGAGAAAAGTGTGTCAAAGCAGCCAGCCATGTCGGCGCTGCATCAGCTGCGCCTCGATGCGCATGCGTTCCTCGCATGCCGCCACGATGTTCTGGCAGGCGAGCAAATTGATCCGTGTCGTGGCACGCTCATTGAGTAGAGCCAGCTTGTCTGCTGAGCTCACATCCTCGCGCGCCAGCAGCTCATCAATATCGCGCAGGATAGCGGCGCACTCATCGATGCGCCGCCGAGCGTGCAGCAGCTCATGCAGCGGCCGCTGCGCAATGGCCTTTGTGGCTGGCGCGTAAACACTCATGCCGCGCCCCCCTTCTTTTTTTCGGACCACCCACAAGGTTGCTCATAGCAATCCGTGTTGTGTCGGGATAGGCACTGCGGGCAGCGTGGCTCCGGCACGGGACCCGCGTAGATCCACGCACCATCCACCTGTTGCGCCTGCAACCAGCAGGGAAATGGGAAACGCTCAGCATGCAGACCACGCCCCAGCTTCACCAGCACGATCTGCCCGGTGCGCACCACGCGCGCAAACACCGCCTTCCGGCCATACGGACGCACCGCCTCCACCGCGCCCCCTTCTTTTTTTGGGGCAGGGGTCCGGCGTGAGCTCGAGCCATTGCGGAAATTTTCTGCGGCACCCAATCCGATTGTACAGCATGCACGCGCGCGCGCGCCCGACCCCCCTCCCCCCCGATCGGTTTCAGCGCCGGCCACGCGGCCCAGCCCAGCCTGACCGGCATCCAGATCGGCCCGCTCGTGGCGTGGAGTGTGACACGGGCGCGCACCTCCCTCGTATGACAACACGAAAACAGCAGATTGCACGTCTGACGGACCGTGACACGCAGCCCCAGCAGCCCCGCGCACCTGGTCACCGGCACCGCCCTGGGCGATCCCGGCGAGCGCCGCCGGATCGGCGGCCGCCATTGGCGAAACTTCGCCCCCGGCACAATCCATCCCGGCCACCTGAGCGGCCTCAGCCACCGGCAGGCATGCCACATTGCACACCCCGAGTTGCACCACATTTCCCGCGCTCATGCCGTGGCCCTCCTTGTCGGGTCCAGCAGGTCGAGCAGCGCAGACTCAGGCACCAGCACTGTTGAGGCACTCGCTAGGCCCATCTTGCGGACCGCCAGCCTGCCTGCCTTGATCCAGCCTTCAATCGTCCTTTCGGACACGTCGAGCAGTGCCGCCGCGCTCTTGATCCTGTAATGAGGCTCAAGTCGACCGCTCAAAAACAAAAAAAGAGAGCGGCCCGGGAGATGCCACTGCCCGCCTCGGTGGCAGCAGTCACGCACCACGCCCAGGCGCGCCCAGCGCTCAACCAGCGCCGTCGGCACATCGAGCAGCCCGGCAACCTCGGTTGCCGTCCACGACTGCGCGCGCAGCAGCTCGGCTGCGTCGGTCGTCTCGGTTTTAGGTCGTCTTGGCATGGTAGTGCTCAAAAAAAAGGGGGCGGCGCGGCAGCGCTTAGGCGCAGCGCCGAAAAATCGTTGATCGACGGCACACACCGCCGACTGTCTCGCGCACCTCGAAGGTGCGGATCTTGGCCGAGTAGGTCGGCGCAGGCTTCCCGTGCCCGCGCCGACCGTCTTCCACGTCCGCGGCTGCTCTCGTCAACAGCCCGGAAATTTTACGTTGAGCCAGCGTCAACGCTGGCCCGCGTCGTCACCGTCGCGGCCCTCCAGGTTGACAAGCTCAAAATCATCCGCCCTCCAGTCTCGCCGGATCGGGCAGACACACCACCAGGCTACCAAGCCACAAAAGCCAATCACGCCCAGCATGAATACCAAAAAAAACAGCTCGGACATTAAGCCGCTTCCGCAGCGTCCGCCTGCGCCTCCGGTTGGATTTTGGCCATGCGTGAAACAAAACGAGTTTCCCAATCGAGAGCCGCTTTAGCAATCTCCGGGCAACGGTTGTTCTTGCGCACTAGTTCGCAGGTTTCCTTCAGTGCATCGAGCACCATGAGCTCAGGTGGTGTGGCTTCTTGTGGCATATTCAGCATGAAATCACAGAGGATATGCATCAAATCAGCAATAGCGTCAAATAAATCTTGTGAAATCATGCAATTTATGCAATGAAGCCGCATGAGCCATCTAGCAGTACAGCTTGCCGAGTATCTCGAAACCTCAGACGTCAGCGCGCGTCAGCTTGAAGAGCTGGCCTGTTTGCCGCGAATGACTATCGGAAACATACTCAACGAGACACACCCACGCCCCGAACGCTTCGGTCAGCTGCTGCGCGCGGTCGATGACAACACTGCACGACGCTGGCTCACAGCGTATTTGCGCGACGACTGCCCAGCCGAATATTTGTCACGGCTGGAAATTATAGTGCGCGATCTTGACGGTAGCACGCTCAATGAAACAACCGCCACAGCTCCACAATGCACGGATCACGGCCCAACGGCTGTCTTAGCTGCCTGGCAACGCCTACAAACCGCCATACAGTCCGACACCAGCCTAGCGCGCTGGTTTGTCAAAACGGTTACACTCATCCTGGGTCCAGCCTAACACCAGGCAAAACACACAAAAAACACCCTTGTGAAAATTATTTGTTGACGCCAACAAATACAGCATTTAAAGGTCAAACGTCGCCGCAAACGACAGCCCGCCGCAAACGGGCACCGCAAACCAAACCACAACACCCACACACCACCACACGCCATGAGCACCACCACAAAGCCCGCCATCACCACCGCCGCCAAACGTGACATTTACGAAGAAGTCACTCAGCGCATCGTTGCCAGCCTCCGCGCAGGCGTCTGCCCTTGGAAGAAAGACTGGACCGCCACCAACGACACCCCGCGCAACTGGGACGGCCGCCCCTATCGCGGCCTCAACTGGCTCCTTCTTGGCTCCCTCGCCTACCAGCGCCCCGTCTTCGTCACCTTCAACAAAGCTCGCGAGCTCGGCGGCCAGGTCCGCAAAGGTGAAAAAGGTCACCTCGTCACGTTCTGGAAGTTCTTCAAAGGCAAAGACATTGACCCCACCACCGGCAAGCACAAAGTCGTTCCCATGCTGCGTCATTACTACGTGTTCAACATTGCCCAGTGCGAAGGCCTGCCCGAGCTCCCCGCCCCAGCCGCACGCCCCTTCCAGCCCGTCGAGGAGTGCGAGCGCATCGTGGCCAGCATGCCAAACGCACCCACCATCCGCGAAGACGGCCGCGGCCGCTGCTTCTACCGCCCCAGCACCGACAGCGTTCACATGACCGAGCGCACCGCCTTCAAAAGCACCGAGGGTTTCTATTCCACCCTTTTCCACGAGCTCGCCCACGCCACCGGCCACGCCTCCCGCCTGGATCGCGCCACCCTCACCCAATGCGCCAATTTTGGCAGCGAGACCTACAGCCGCGAGGAACTCGTGGCCGAGCTCACCGCCGCCAACCTTTGCGCCCACACCGGCATCAGCGCCCCAGTCATTGAGAATCAGGCCTCATACATTCAAGGCTGGCTCTCCGCCCTCCAGGAAGACGCCAAGGCCCTTGTGTGGGCCGCAGGCAAAGCCGCCCGCGCCGCAGATTACATCCTCGGCATCACCCACGACGACGACGCCACCACCGAAGAAGCCGCCGCCGCCTGACCCTCCCACCCTGCGCCCTGGTCCCCCAGGGCGCAGCAGGGAAGGCCACACGGCCCCCAGCAAACCACAACAAAAAATTGAAAATGTTTCTCCTATTTTATTATGAACATGACACCTGAACAAAAACAAATTGCTATCGCTGAGTTTGAGGGGTGGAGAGAACTGCGAGATGGTAGATGGAAGATTGCCGAAACAGGCATCGTAAAAAGATTTCCCCCACCCTACCTTACCTCCCGTGACGCCATTTGTGAAGTGGTGGGAAAGCTGGATGATTGGCACAAAAAAGTGTTTGCTTACACCCTGCTTTCCAAGCTCGAGAGCTGGCCTGAAAAACCCTCGTTCCGCGAAGGAGAGCCGCTTTGTTGCGAAGAATGGACGGCAGCCGAAGCCATAAAGATTGCCTTGGCAACACCCGCTCAAATGGCTGATGCTTTGCTGCTAACCCTTGGACATCAAATCTGATATGACGACGACCAATCACCCTGCGCCCTGGTCCGCCAGGGCGCAGCAGGGAGGGCCACACGGCCCCCAGCCCGCCGCAAACGGGCACCGCAAACCAAACCATAACACCCAAACAGCACCACGCCATGAGCACCACCACCAAAACCGCCTTCACTCTCATCTATCACACCGAACAAAAATCTTATCATGTGCCACGCGCTCGCGTTGCGTATCTGCTACGCGCGGCCCGCAGCCGCGGCCTTGCCCATCGCCCACAACGGCAGCCCAGCGGGGATTACATTTTACCGGATCTCGCCACCCTTTTCCGTCAACGCTTCGTTAAACCAGCCCGCACTCTGATCTGCTGCACTTGTGGGCAACCTACCAAAGGCCGCCAATGGTGGAATCGTGATACAGGTTACGGCGTTTGCACCGATTGCGGCAACGCTACCGCTTCCAAAGAAGGAGAAACCGCCTCCCGCTCGTATTATGGCGAACGCGGTTTGCATTGGGATTTGTAAACCCTCCACCCAAACAAAAAGCCGGTGCACCCCGCAAAGGCGCACCGGCTCCACAACACCGCAGCCACCACGGCCGCAGCATCAAAAGCAATTTATGCCAACCCCAGCCTCCGTCAAGCGCCCACGCGGCCGCCCATGCGCCGAGCGTCCCGCCCGCATCAACGCCAGAATCAACGCGCAATCCGATTTGAAACTGCGCGCCTACCAGCAGCGCCACCAGCTCAGCCTCGCCGAGGCCCTCGAAGCCGCCATTGCCAAGCTACGGTAAAACCCCGCGCCCCAAAACCCAGCCCAGCAGCACCCCACTCACCCCAAAAGCCGCGCCACACCAGCGCGGCTTCTTCATGCCCGTAAAACACCATGTCGAAAATCGACATCACAATTTACGGACCAAGCAAACCTCAGCCCATCGCCCCCACCGCATCCTCACCCAGGCCCACCGCACCGCCCAGCCAGCTCGCATAAAACCGCTCCGTCGTGCTCGCCGAGTCGCCCAGGAAATACGCCGCCGCCCCCAGCCCCTGCTGCATATACACCTGTGAGGCCGCATGCATCCGCAGCTCATGATTGGATTTCGTCCGGTCAGGAATAAAGCGCCGCAAAAACTCCGAATGGCGACGGTAAATCAGATCATAACGCGTCGTCTCCCCCAGCCCATCCGCAATTAAAAAGCCCGCCTTGCCCGCCAGCACCCCCGCCAGCTCCGCATCCAGCAGCAGCCGCCGCGGCTTCCCATGCTTCAGCACCTGCCAATCCGCCCGATCCTTCACCACCAGGCACCAGCGCCCCTGCGCATCCTGCTCGATCCACTCGCGCCGAGCCGCCAGCAGCTCCTCCGCCCGCAGCCCAAGGCGACGCAAGCACACGTTAATCAGCCACAGCTCCGGCTGCGACTCCCGCAGCCCTTCCACCTCCGTCTTCATCCGCTCAAACACCCCAGCAGGCCACGGCACAAAACCATGGCGCGCCTCCCGCAGCTTCGGCAGCTTCCGCAGATCCACCACATCCGGCACCTTCAAGCCCGGCATCAGCCGCTCACGATGAGACATCAGCGCCAGCGCATTACGCACCGTCCCATTCAGGCCCGAGTTCACCGGCAGCGGGTCCACCCAATTCACGCCCCTACCCTCGCGACCCTGCCCCAGCGAAAACAACCGCTCCACCGTCACCCTTGCCAGAGCCTTATCCATCCCCACCTCAAAAGGAGCCACCTCATCCACCGTCCGCGCCAGCCTCAGCAGCGCGCTCTTGTAGGTCCGCAGCGTGCCAGAATCTACCACCTTATCCCCCTGATCCAGCACCGCCAGCACCTCACCCACCGTCGCCCACGCCCCCCGCACCAGCGCCTTAGAGCCCAGGTTGAGAATCAGCCGCTTCACCTCCTCGATCCTCCCCGCCGCCACCCGCTCCGCCTCCGCAAGAGTCGTCCAGCGCGTCGATTCCTGCACCCGCTCGGAAGAGCCCGGCACCATAAAATCCATCGTCCAGCTAGCCGCCGCCGTGCGTTTGTAAAACCGCACCGCCACACCAGCGATGCGTTTAGAAACCGTCTTACGGCCAGCCTTATCAGTCGAGGCAGCAGGGAGAACAGCAGGGGCAGGGGGAAGCGTCGTGCTCATGTCACAGCGTCACACGCCATGTCACACTCCGCAAGCGCAATTTGCGCTTATTTGCATTCTTTAGAGCAAGATTAGAGCAAGATCAAAGTCCCCACACAACCCTAGCAACACTGCTTTTTCCCTTGATAACCAGTCAAAAACCAACTTGAGAGAGGTGCCGATGGCCGGACTCGAACCGGCAAACAAGTTTCCTTGTAGCAGATTTTAAGGCACTTGGTAAAACTTTTGGAATCCTTTCATAATCAAGGAAAAACAGTTTATTAAAAGCCCTCATGCCACGGCGGTGTCACATGCCTGGAGGCTTAGCTGTCCGCTTTAGCAACTCCGCTTTAAGATTTCTGATAGCGGATGTGAGGTGTCACATGCCTGGAGGCTTAGCTGTCCGCTTTAGCAACTCCGCTTTAAGATTTCTGATAGCGGATGTGAGGTGT